CAAAAGAGGCCATCCCCTCCGGGCAGACGCGGGACGCGCCTTGACGCCGCACAAACAGACGGAGCCCTTTTAGGGATGGCTTTAAGAGTAGGATTTGCTGGTATTCCGTTTGTTGTCGTCATGACAATGTTTCCTCGATTTGCATTATATACCTTCGGCCAGGAAAGTCGATAACTTTATTTATCTTTCTGGACTTTTACTATGGTCTTTATAAGCCTTTGTAACGTATAGACTTACGGCGAAAGATAATCCTTGCGCTTTTACCTCCGGTCGGGTAATATACTTTATAGGTTAAGCACCGAATGAGGAATGCCGATAAAGAAAGTAACCGAAAGGAAGTGCTGAAATGGAAAAGATCACAACGCGGCCGATGCTTGAAGCATGTGCCGAAGATACAATACTAATCCACGCCATAGCGCGGAGAGTTTGCGGTATAGCGATCGGTGCCGACTTGCTTGATATAAGCATGGACTTGACCGCCTGCCATTTGAACGGAAACCCTCTTAAACTAAAAGCGTTACTTGAGGCAAGCGCTAACGACTTGCTTCACGATGCCGCTGGAATAAAAAGGAATCTCGACCGAGAAACGGGCTCATTGACGAATTTCTTTTCTCCGCGCTTTTCAAAATAGGTGACGAAATGAAAACCGCATTCAAAACACGCCGTGGCCGCGTCGTAGAATTCGAGAGATCCGAAAGGGTATTCTCGCTCCGGCCTCGTGAGAATTTCTTAACCGCGCTTTGCCGTGTGTACTATCCACGCGACCACAAGCGCCACAACCGAATGAGAGGGAACGGCCATGCCAAGACGGAAGCGAATTAAAAACCTTGAAGATTTACGCGACGCAGTATTCTGCAAGAAAGCAGTACATGTTCCAAAGTCTGCGGCTTGGAAGAAGCGATGCCCTGCGGCGTTCATCATTCATTTGCCTGGAATACAACTTGCTGGGCTTTTTAGATCCGGAATGTACCTCTACGAGAAAGGAAAAGACAATGGATAAAAGCGGTCCAGCGTTTCCGAGGAGTCGTATGGTTGATGAAAATGGATATGAAAGTGATGATGGGGCTAGTGGCATGACGCTCCGGCAATGGTACGCGGGGCAGGCGTTGAAAGCTCTTGAAGATCCAAAGGATGAATGGTTTCAGAAGCTAAGCCCACAGGACCAAGCAGACCTTAGGTCTATATGGTCATTCCAGCAAGCTGATTCCATGCTAAAGGAAGGCGCCAAATGACGGCCGAACATTACAGATCATTTTGCGAAAAGCATAAGCGCTGGAAGGAAGTCGAATCCCAAGCGGACGGGGATTCGGGCTATTACCTTTGCCCGGATTGCGAAGCCGGGATGCCAGCTTATCAGGAACGCTGCTCGTATTGCGGCGCCGGTATAAATGAAGGCGCGGGCAGGTATCGCGCTGGACGGCCCGGAAGCATCTGCGAGAATTGCGAAACAAACAAATTAAGCGCTTGCGGATAATGGCCGATAAGGTATAATGGTAAATCAAAAGGGAGGTGGATGAAATGAAAAATGACTGGTTGATGGCTCACGAGGCCGTCAAATTTTTAGAGGATCACAAGTACAAACGCTCGATGCAATGGTTCAAGACTATGGTTCGGCTCGGGCGAATAAAGCGGCAGAAGAAAAGAGGACGGAACTTCTTTCAGGTTTCGGAATTGAAACAGGTGATCAAAAAGAAACTGAAACTCAAGGTCGTCGTTACCGCGCTGTCGGCGATGATGATCTGCGGATCCGCTTTCGCCGGGACGCCTCAGTATTTCGATGCCGTGGTTGACTCGATTTATCTCGCGGAGGGCGGAGTCCTTGCCAGGAAACCTTTCGGAATCCTATCGGTCCCATGTGAGGGATTCGACGATTGCCGGAAGATTTGCTATAACACCGTCCGAAAAAACTGGACGCGCTGGCAGAGGGCCGGGGCAGATGGACCGTACCTTGAATTTCTCGCGCGAAGGTATGCTCCGATAGGTGTTGCTAATGATCCGACGAACCTGAACCGTAACTGGCTGAAAAATGTACGGTATTTTTTGGCAAAAAACGGAGGGCTCCGTAATGATGAAGAAAGTCCCGCCACTCGGTAACACGAAGTCCGCGAAACTTGCCGCGTTTTTCTATCGGCAAATTTTGAGGGATAACCTTACGCCGAATATTGAACAACGGCTTTCCAGGTTAGAGGGTATAGTCCTTAATTTGTATCGGACGAATGAGCAATACGGCCTTTACAATAAGATCCTATATCGCAAATACAAAAAAGAGTACATGCGAACGCGCGGTAAAGGAAACAAGAAGCGCGCTCTAAAGCGAGTACCAAGATGATCAGGGCCGGGACGATCATCGTCTGTCCTAAATGTAAAGATTATCTATTTGTGGTAAGTGAAAATTTCCACGGCCATGAAATAGAAATCAAGTTTATGATTTTAGGCGATAGCATCCCGGAACCAGCACCAGGAAAGCCGTTCGTTTGTCCGAAGTGTTCGGCCTACCTTACACGATGTTTAATCACAGATCCTAAAGAAATGAAGTCATCCCTTGATATATTCACCGATGAAGGCTGGCTTCAAACGATAACCGAGAGAGGTTAAAATCATGGTACAAGAAACCGAAATCACCAAAGCAGAACCGACCGAAATTCAAGGAAAGACACCCGCCGACTTGATTCATCTTGCCGTGACTTGCAATACGGATCTCGACAAACTTGAAAAGGTCATGAACCTGCAGGAGCGCTGGGAAAACACCGAAGCAAGGAAAGCCTACGTTCAGGCGATGGCGAAATTCAAGGAAAACCCTCCGAAGATAGTCAAGGACAAGGCCGTGAACTTCGGCGCCGGGAAAGCCGCATTCAAGCACGCCTCCCTCGCGAATATCTGCGACAAGATCAACGAGGGCTTGAGCGCCCAGGGCTTGTCTGCCGCATGGGACATAAAGCAAAACGGTGGCATTACTGTAACCTGCAAGATCACGCACAAGCAGGGCCACAGCGAAGAGACAACGCTTACCGCCCAGGCTGACACGTCCGGCTCTAAAAACTCCATACAGGCCATCGGAAGCACGATCACGTATTTGCAAAGATACTCGCTCACAGCTTTGACCGGCCTTGCCGCTGGCGATCATGAGGACGACGGCGTAGGATCCGAACCCGCGGCCGCACCGAAAGTAATCGACAATGCGCAGGTTGGCACGATCCGTGATTACATTGCGTCGCTGAATGCAAGCGAAGAAAAATTCCTAAAATATATGGGGATTCCAAGCATTGAGGAAATGCCACAAGCCGCATACCAAAAGGCAATTAACTTATTCAAAACGAAGGAGAAAAAATAATGATGGTAATTGTTGATTTAATCCAAATGAGTCCTGAGTGGTTCGCAGCGCGCGCCGGGATCCCCACAGCTTCCGGCTTCGATAAAATAATCACAACCAAAGGTGAGCCGTCAAAGCAGGCCAAAAAGTATCTTTACCAGTTGGCCGGGGAACGGATCACTGGAATCAAAGAGGAAGGCTATCAAAATGCAGCGATGCAGCGCGGAATCGAACTTGAACAGGAAGCTCGCGAGTTTTACGAATTGACCCACAGCGTCGATATCCGGCAGGTGGGTATCTGCTACCGGGACGCGAAAAAGAAAATGTCTTGTAGTCCCGATGGTCTGGTCGGCGACGATGGCGTGATCGAAATCAAATGCCCGATCATTTCGACGCATGTCGGCTATCTTCTCGACAACAAGTTGCCACTCGAATATTTCCAGCAGGTCCAGGGGCAGCTATTCGTCACCGGCCGGAAGTGGTGCGACTTCATTAGCTATTATGGTAGCATGAAGCCATTGATCGTCAGGGTAACGCCTGACGTCGAATTCATCATGAAGCTGCAGGTCGCGCTCGAGGCGTTCTGCAAGGATCTCGAAACAGTCACAGAAAAAGTCAGGTAACCAAATTTCAACGGAGGTAATGCCATGAAAAGGCGAATGATAAAAAAAGTGCTGTTAGCAAAAATCTCAAATTGGTTAACGTCAATTGAAGATGATGAAGTGAGGGCTATTGCCAAAGGGAATGTGATAGTCTCAGGCGGATCTATCGCAAGCATGCTTCTAGGTGAAAAGGTCAACGATTTTGATGTTTATTTCAGGAACAAAGAATCTTGTTTGGCTGTGGCAAAATATTATCTAAAGAAGTTTTGTGAATTGCATCCAGATTGGGAAAGCGAGAATTCAAAAACAACAAAGCCTCACATCGTTGTGGATGATGCCGGACGGATAAAAATATGGATTCAATCAGCTGGCATTTCTGGTGAAGGCTCTCAAAATGGGTATGAATATTTTGAATCATGCCCGGATGATACGGCGCAAGATTACGTCGAGAAGGTCGTAACAGAAGCCGATGAGACTGACAGTCAACCCTTGGAGGAATCAACGAAATCAAAATTCCGTCCAGTTTATATGTCTGCCAATGCAATTACCTTATCTGACAAGGTTCAGTTAATTATTAGATTTTACGGAGAGCCCGATGATCTCCATAAAAACTTTGATTATGTGCATTGCATGAATTACTGGACAAGCTGGGATAATGAGCTAG